GGTCTTGTGGATTTTGTCTTTTGAACGTGGGTTCAAAAATAATTTGACCAAACGAAGGGTCCGCTCTAACAACCTTACCAAAGAATCCAGCAGCACCAACCCCCGTGAGAATAAGTTCTTGTCCTACCTGTAAGAGTCCTGCGAAAAAATCGGCTGTGATGAAAGACCAGTAGGGATATCTTTCCGTTATCACAGTAAACTCTCGGTCTACATCGAGAGGCCAACCGGATTCTCTTAAATTATCGTTCATCAAAAAGAAAGTCCAATAATAATCTGTTGTTTTATAAAGTTTATAGGAAAGTGTATCAGGTCTCTCAAAATCAAGAATTTCTCTCTTAGTTGTAAATGATACATCTTGTTTTATATTATCGAACAAATCGATAGCAGATGACATTTTCTGAAAATATACTTCAGGTTCGTTATCACCAAAAGAATATTTTATAAAAGGAAAGTTTCTAAAATAGTATTGTGTCATTTTTAATATCCGTTGTTAAGAACATCTTTCCTGTTGAGTGTTCTAGATTCTGTAAAGTTAAGTGTAATATCAACTTCTTGGAAACTACCGTCTTCGTGCATACCCATCGAAGTGCCATTATAGACCGTTTGCATACTTTGAAGATAACAAGGTAAAATTTTTGTTGCTACTTGTTTTTCATTATAATACATTTGAATTAAAAATTTGTTGGGAAATCTATATCCTAATGGGACCTGACCAGCTTGGTCTTGTTCTTCTCCCAGAAGAATATGTTCAGGGTATAATTCAGTTCTGAAAAATTTAACAATTTTCTTAATAGTTTCACTTTCGTTGATTGATAGTGGGATCATTTTAAAGGTGAAACTGAAAGAACGTAAATTAACCGATTTGAACAACGATCGTGTGTTAGGGTTTAATGTCACTTTTGTTTGAGCTCGAACACCAGCAGAAACACCGCTTCCAAAAACGTTAGAGGCTGCGTTTGCAGCTAAACGTCCAGCACCTTCACCAGTGGGTCCTTTGAACGAATCGATTAAAGACGTAACACCACCACCAACGGAACCTAAGAAACCATCTCCCGCAATTGCACCTCCAGCGGCCTGTTCCGCTAAACCACCTAAAGTGCCTAAGTCAACATTTTCATACTGTACACCATCTGCAAACGTTATCCCTTGAGGTAAGAACAATGTTGCACTTTTCTGTGAAGGTGATGGTTCATTCTGTAAAACTGATTTATTAACTGTATTTTTGCGATATGACTGGGTTTTAGCTTCAGACCGTCTTTTTATTTCTTCAGCGTTTTCCTGTGCATTTTTTTTCAGTCTTTCCCCACGTTCATCGAATGCATTACTATTTTCTGACAATGATTCCTGTTTAGTTTTCATTGCCTGTTTTATTTCTTCTATATTTGTTTCCTCTTCTTCGACAACAGAGAAAACAACTTTTCCCAAATAGTCTTGTCTATAGGATATCGGAAATATAAGATTGTCTTTCTCGTCTTCAGAAAAAGTGGTATCTGCAATAACTTTTCCTGCGACTAGAGTGGTTGAGGTTGGTTCTAATTGTGTTTCAGCCATTATTTGAAACTCTAATAAATAATTTTATTTATAAGTGATTTAATGACATATTCAGGTAATTACAAAGTTAAAAATCTCAACAAGTATAAAGGTGATCCAACACGGGTTTTTTATAGAAGCATGTGGGAAAAATACTGCATGATGTACTTTGACAATTCTAAAGAAGTTGTCTCTTGGTCGAGTGAAGAGATTATTATACCATATTACTATGAAGCTGACAAGCGATACCATCGTTACTATCCAGACTTCACGGTTACTTGGAAAAGTGGTACTACATCATTAATTGAAGTTAAACCTCACAAGGAAACAGAACCACCCAAAGGTAACAAGCGAACTAAACGATATATCACAGAAGCGTACACTTATATTAAGAACAGAAATAAGTGGGAAGCAGCAAACGAATACGCACAAGACCGAGAATGGAAGTTTGAGATATGGACCGAAATTGAGTTAAGATTGATGGGAATTATGCCAAAGCCTCTCAAAAAACTAAAACCCCTTCCAAAATATTCTAGAAAAAAGACTAAATAGTTTGCATGAGTAATCTTTTCCAGAAAGTAGAACAACAGGCATTTAGAGCTGGTATCACTCCACGTTCTCGTGAATCACGAGAGTGGTTTAGAAAAAAGGTTCAGAATATGCAGGTCAATCGACGAGCATTAATGAAAGAAGACCCGATCGATAGACAGTCTGCAAGTACTGGAAGAAATAAAGCGGTGATTGGTAAGATGGCGATGTTCTTCTATGATGCAAAACATAGGGACACATTACCGTATTGGGATGCATTTCCTCTCGTGATTGTTGCTGGGCCAGCGCCCAAAGGATTTTATGGGCTGAACTTACATTATCTACCAATCGCATTGAGAGCTAAGTTTCTTGATTCGTTGATGAACTATACGACTGATAATAACTATGATGAAGATACTAGGTTAGGTATTACTTACAGAATGTTAAAAAACACATCAAGGTTGAAAATGTTTCAACCCTGTTTTAAACACTACCTAACCAGACAGGTAGAAGATAAGTTGGCATTTGTGCCCGCACCAGAGTGGGAGATTGCGACCTTCTTACCAACGGCACAGTGGAGAGGCGCGGGACAATCTACTGCATACAAGAACACAAGGGAAGTTATAAGTGGCCTATAGTATAGAAGAGTTAAAAAATGTAGTAGGTTCGGGTGGCGGTGTCGCTTCAGGAAATCTATTTCGTGTGATTTTACCTGCTCAGGAACAGTCAAAAAACATAGACCTTCTCTGTCGTTCAACAAACATGCCTGGTAGACAGATTCTTACGAACGAAAGGTTGATTGGTATCTCCAAACAAACGGTCGCATACGGTTATGAAAAACCAAATGTTACTATGACGTTTTTGGTTTTGAACGACCCTTACGTTAGATATTTTTTCGAAGAATGGATGAATTTAATTGTTAATAATACCACATACCAAATTGGTTATTTCAATGACTATACTAGGAATATTAATATTCAACAATTAAAACCAACCACAACCATAGACAAATTACAAGCAAACATAACTTCACCGACTGACCCAACATCAACGTCATCTGGTAGTACACGAGACTTCGATATACCTTACGACGTGGTTTATGCTTGTCTGCTGGAAGATGCATATCCAGTAACGATGACTGGTCCATCATATAATGATCAACCGGATCAGTTAGTAGAAATATCTGTTGACTTTGTATATAAAAACTGGAAGTCAAATAGAGAATCTTCTTTTTTAGAAAGAAATCATCAGAAGGATTTGTTGCAAAACAGTAAACCGCCGCAGATTCCTGGCGGTGCTTAAATATATTTTATGTCTATATTAAACGGAGAACGATGAAATGGCATTACCTAAACTTAATTCCTCACCAAAATATGAGTTGACAATTCCGTCAACTCAAAAGACGGTAAGATTTAGACCCTATCTTGTAAAGGAAGAAAAAATTCTTCTAATGGCATTCGAATCAGGAGATGAAAAATCAACTCTAAGAGCGGTACTAGACACAATTGAGTCTTGTGTCGAGGATTCTATCAACCGCAATAAACTTACTACATTCGATGTTGAGTATATGTTTACTCAAATTCGTGCGAAATCTGTTGGTGAAAAAACAAAGGTGGCTGTTAAATGTTCGCATTGTAATATACAAAACGATGTTGAAATTGACCTTGAACAGGTGAAGGTTAGTATGCCTGAAAAGATTGATAATATTATTAAACTGAATGACGATATTAGTGTCGAGATGCGCTACCCTTCATACAAACATCTATCAGAAGGACAGGTAGAACTTGACGATTCGTCCAAGAATGCATTCATCTTAATCTCAAAATGTATGGAAGCCATTCGCACAGCAGAAGAACGGGTCGCATTAGACGATGAACCGCAAGAGGCGGTTGATGAGTTTTTGGAGTCAATGACATCAGGTCAATTTGCAAAGGTTGCAGCTTTCTTACAGGACATGCCAAAAACAACATATCATTTACAATTCACATGTATAGACTGTAAAGAGGAAAACGATAGAATTATTGAGGGTATGCAGAATTTTTTTTAATATGCCTCTCTCATGATAACTTAGTTAATCATTACCAACTGAATTTTCAGTTGATGCAACATCATAAATACTCTTTGACAGAATTGAATGAGATGTTGCCTTGGGAGAGGGAAATTTATGTCATGATGTTAATTCAACACGTTAAAGAAGAGAACGAACGAATCAGGCAAAGAAATGGCGGATAACGACGACATACAAACAATCTCAGGCGAACTTTTACCAGCTACTGCCAACCTAGTAGAAGTTACACGTTCCTTGCAAGCACAAAATGCTGCAATGATGATGGGCGGAGGTAGTTCCTCTGATGACCCTACAATCGAAATCCGTTCAATCTTTTTGTCAATGGATAAAACGTTAACTCGTATTTCTAACGATATTAAAGACTTCACAAAAAACATTTCTAAAATGTTTGATTCAATCAATCAGAATCATATTCAATCAATTACTATACAACAAGAATCTTTAGAAAACGAAGAGGAACAACTTCTTTTAAACA